AAGTGCTTTTTGAGGTCTAGGCTGGTCTTGGCTAGCTCAAAGTCATAAAGATTAGTATTGAACTTACTGCTGACTGCATCAGGGACTTGAATGTCATTCAGCATAGAGGCTGAAATCATCAGGTTAAACTCAGGATCATCACTTACCCCAGCACGTTTGGCTTGCTGGATTAAAAACTCTTTAATGTTCATAGTGGCAGATTGTTAAGTTGTTCATCGGTGTAGAATGGAGACTCAGATGGAGAGGCAATGAGTGAATCATCTTCTGTAACCTCTTTCTTCTTGCGCTTTGGCTTCTCAATTTCTTCGGTAATGGTTGCAGGCTTAGCAGCAAGCTCAGCTTCAATTTCAGCACGGAGTTGTGCCTTTAGCTCTTCCTTGAGCTTACTCAGAAGCTCAGGATTAGACAGGCTGTTCATATCACCTCCGGCTGATAATGTCTTACCAACAATCACATCGCCTACTGGCCTAACCTTAGCCCAGCTGTATGCTCTCTTATTGATAGGCTTCTGAAGTTCACGAAGAGCAATTCTGGCATTCACTTGAAATTCAAACGCATGATCTTGCGCTCCTGTTGCTGGGTTTAGTTCCCAGCGCACAACTGTTACTTGTGCATTGTGTGGGCCATTCTTAATGGCATCCCTGATGTACTGTAAATTATCCATTATATTGATTTAATAAGTTACCCTGTATGATGTATCTGACTTCTCTGATGCCCGGTCAGATGCGGGTCTTGATAGCAGACATGTGGCTGAAAGCCATAGCTAATCATGAGGTCTTGAATCCATGCAGTCATAGCGTCTAAGCCATTGTTCTGGATGTAAGTATGTTCAAGAAACAACTGTGCTGCCTTCCGATTGACAATGTAGCCATGAGTCAGCCACATGTGATTGCCCTTCCAAAGTTGAAGCCCCTCAATGCACTCAACAGGCTCAATAATCTGTTCTCCCCATCCTGCATAATAGTTCCAGCCTAGATGCAGAAAATCAAACTCTGGCAACCTGTTCCAATTTGTCACGAGTTGATTGGTCTTTTCCACATCAAATCTGGCATCATCTTCCAGGACTAAGGCAAGTTCATTGCCATTATCCAGCATCTTCTGCCAGACTGCCCGATGAGAAGCACAGCAGCCTATCTCACTCAGGCTTATGATTTGCCTTTTGTTGGCTTTCTTTAGGCTATTATCAATCCGGTGGCTGATATAATTGCCATCTGATGCTGTTTGCATTTCAGGCTGATTACCATGCTTATCGGTTAGCCCTATTTCAGTAAAGTGACTGAGTAGTTTTTTGCGCCTTTGGACAGCCCTTGGCAGGCTGATGTAATAGATGGCATCAACAGGAAACTTCACAACTAATCTTTTCCGTGATTGATAAGTCCAAGGCGAAAAAGTGGGTCTCAAAGTTTCTCTCCGCAAGACCCCAGTATTGGTTTGCGATTGCTTTGGAGTTGTAGTCAGTACCTTCATAGGTGATTCCTTTTGTCCTATTGATAATTGAAGTAAGTGCAAACTCAGCATTTTCTAACTTACTGTTTGCGATCAGTTTAAAATTGACTCTTCTGAGCAGACTTGTGGCTCTGCCTCCGGCTGGAGTAGCCTCTACCGATGCACTCTCCCTGACCAGAAACAGCACAATCGGGTAAGTATCATTCACAGCACAGTAAGTTGAGCCATCCAAAGTCACATAGTTGCCAGCTGATCCTTCAATGATGCTCTCAACTGCCTCACCATAGTTCAGAGCAAGACCTACATAGGTGCTGGCTATGTTTTCACATAGGTTCTTTATTGCGCTCTCAACGGTTACCTTGGTTAGCTTCATTTGCTCAAAAATTCAATGGCTAATCTGTTGATGATTTGAAGGGATTGTGCCAGCTCTTCATCAGAAAGCTCAAAGGTAGTGCCAAATCTACTTTCTAAGCTATTGGCAATCTTTAGTTGCTCCGGTGAAGTGAATGTAACTCCGTAGGCTGTATTGCTTATTGGCACAGGCCTCCATGACTTCCACATATCACCAGAGAAAGTAAAGTCAATATAAGCAGTTTGCAGTCCCAACTTCTGTCTTAATTCCTTGTAGCTATCTGTGCTACTTAATGTCTTCAATCTTTTTTTGTTGGCAAAGGACTGAGCTTTGCCAAAGGCAGAAGGAATGACTCTTTTACCATACTGTCCTATTTGACTTCCATCAGATTTTTCTCCTTGGTTCTGCACCCGTTTCATTACTTCCGGAGCAGCATAAAGAGCAGCTGCCCTCAGCACCTTGTCAGCCTTGGATGCTTCCCTGAAGTTCTTGAGCTGCTGCTTCAGGAAGGCAGATGTGGAGTCATAGACAGGCATAAACTTTTTTTACAAATATTTTTGCAGATAAATTTTATCCGTTACTATTGCATTACAAATCTAACCAATTAAATAACATGCAGAACAAAGTATCATTTCATGACCTATTTCCAAGATTTGGGATTAGCGTTAATTCAAAAGGCACAATTCAAGACATTCAGAAGTATGCACACATGTATGGAGGTGTTATCACCATCTATGACATGAGGAAGGACTGGAATGGATTTGATGATGACAAGCCATACAGACTTAGCTATCGACTAAATCAGCCTCCATTTGAGTTTCTTATCTATGGCATTGAGCTTACTGAAGATGAATATGAGACCCAGAAGCTCGCCTGGAATGGCTCTGACTCAATCATTGTTGAGCCTAACTGCCAGCTTACTCTAATTGATAATGCTTACCTCCTGCTCAGATGATTAACAGAGGCATTAAACAAGTAGTTAAAGAGGCCTTGTTTCAGGCCTTTTTCTGGATTGTCTCTATAATCTTAGTCATACTGTTAGCTATTAAATTTACCATCTACATCAATGGATAGAGACATCACCATTTGCCTCACCAGCTGCGGTCGCTTTGACCTATTGGAGAAAACCATCAGCTCATTGGTTACTTATTGGGATGGTGAGCCTCCGGCTGCATTTCTGATACATGAGGACTCAGGAGCTATCCCTACCTCATTAGGCATTGAATTAAACAGATTCCTGAAGAGGCATTGGCAGATTGAGGCTAAGTGGACTTTAAGTAACAATGCCGGGCAAGTGCATGCAATAGATACTCTTTACCATCAAGTTGAAACTCCTTACATCTTTCATTGCGAAGATGACTGGGAGTTCTACCAGGAGGGCTTTATAGGTGATTCTAAGGCTGTGCTGGAGGCTGAGCCTAAGTGTGCAGTGGTTTGGATTAAGCATCCATCAGACAGAAGTGGCCATACAATCATGAAAGATATTAAGCTCACAAAAACCGGAGTCAGGTATCAGCAACTTGCCCACAGATATAGAGGTGATTGGCATGGCATGACTTGGTCTCCTGGTCTTAGGAGACTGTCTGATTATATTATTGCAGGAGAGTTTTCTAAATTCTGCACATGGCGGCCCAATGACCACATCATTGCGGAGAAGGACTATAATAAAAGATATTATGACCTCGGTTATAGTGGATTCACTTTATGCCGGGGCTTCATCAAGCATTTAGGCAATATTCAATCTTTAAAAAAAAGGAAATTATGAAAGCAACACTTTACTTCAGGCTGGATGATCCAGAGGACATTCAGGCACACATGCGATGCACTAAGGCAACAGACATGGCTCTGGCATTGTATCGGCTTAAGAATGTAATTCACAAAGCTATTGATGAATCAGAAGATGGTAAGCATGTTGATGGTGACTATCTGAGCAATGAGGTCAATGAGATATTTGAGGAATTCAGCATAAACTTGAATGAGCTAATATCATGACACAACTTGAGCAGCTTCAAGTCATTGTAGCCAAGGAAATCAAGACCAAGAAATGGTTTGCTGAACAGGAGGCTAACACACCCAAGAGCAGCTACTATTGGCAAGGTGGCCTTGTTGCTTTACAGTATATCAAACATGTAATTGACAGATTAATAAAGGAAGAGGATGGAAGATAACATGACGGCAGTTGATTGGCTTTTTAAAGCCCTATTGGAAGAGCCAAAGGATAAAATGGTCTGGTATGCCATTCTGGATAAGGCCAAGGAAATGGAGAAAAATCAAATAATGAATGCTTATGAATGTGGTGTAGGAGACTCTTATGATTACACTTCTGAGGAAGGAGAACTATTTTACAAACAAATCTATGGAGAATAAACAAACGGCAGTTCAATGGTTGATTAACAAAATTGATATGCAATATCCTGATATCAATGTTAAGTGGAAAGAATGGATGGTCGATAAAGCCAAAGAAATGGAGAAGGAGCAGCACGGTAAAACATGGGATGATGCCATAACTCAATTCATTGCCAGAGGCTTTAATTCTGAAAGGACAGTCTGTGATTTTGATGAATACTATGCAGGAAACTATGAGTAATGATAACTGCACAGAATTACGGTAAAACATTAAGTTTGCCGTAGAATGCTGAAAGATGATGAATCCAATCGAAGAGCTAATTGATTTCATGATTGCCAATGAAGGCAAGATTGACATCAATGATGTGCTGGTCAAGGCTGAGCTTATCAATATGCGGTCTAAGCCTAGGCATGTTGGATGGTACTTTAATGGCCAGCTGGTTCAGTCATTAGATCAGCTTAAAGGCAATTCAATTTCTATGAGCAATAAACCTAAACAACTATTTTACTATCCATGAATATGCTAGACTATTGGGAAGACCATCATTACGAAAAGCCCCTTCAAAAGCACCGTGAGGAGATGATTAATAAAACTGATGCTGTCAATCATCCAGAGCATTACGGTGGCTCTGATAGTACCTATGAGGCTATCAAGGTTATTGAGGCTTGGGAACTAGGCTTCTGCCTTGGCAATGTAATCAAATACATCAGCAGAGCAGGCAAGAAGGGAAGCAAGTTGGAAGACTTAAAGAAGGCTCAGTGGTATCTCAACCATGAGATTGAGCGATTAGAAACAACACAATTTTAAATATAAAAAACATGACAATTACTTTTAAACCAGAATCTGCATTTACAGAAATTGAATTTGATTTTGATGTAGATAATATAATTGTAAAAGGAGAAACTGAATATCTCGAAGGCAAGTATTCAGATAATCTCTATATTACTTTTGAAGATAAAAATGATAAAGACAATTACATAAGTATAAGCCTAAATAAAAATCAGGCACTTTACTTAGGCAATTTTATTATGGCTTTTGTGAATGAGAAAAAGACTAAGGCCTGACAAAGCCCTGCTGGATTAGGCCAGCATTATCGCAATTAAAGCACAGGCCTTCACCTCTCAGGTTTAACTGCCTTGCCCATATAGCAAGGCTCTGATTATAGCCATCGAGGAAGGTAGCCATTGCTCTCTCAGTAAACTCACGATTGCCTTGTGCGAAGTAGTTAGCCCTAGGTGAGGCCACCTTCTGCCAAAGGATCTGATAGCATAAGAGATTTGCCCAGGCATCCAAAAGAAACTCCTTTTGCTGGCAGATGAATGAATCAAGGCTGCACAATAATTGAGCATCAATGTAGATTCCTGACTGACTGTTGTCTTGTGTCCAGCTATCTCCAAATCCATATCCTAGCGGAGCTGTAACCGGGAAGATGCTCCATCCATTTCTCCAGAGATAAGTAAATCTAGTTGCACATTCTAAGTCCATCTGATTCCATCCCCAGTCGATGAAGAAGCCTGTGGTAGTTGGCAGATTGGTGCAATCCATAGCCACCATGATGTTGATTTTATCAAAGTCAGAATAGAACTCATTATTGACCGGCAAGTAGTTCATTCCCTCAATGAGGTCAGCAGTTCCCTGGTCTAATATCTTGCCATCCTGAGTCTGGAAGATGTACCAAGGCACACCAGCAACAGCTGGCCCGGCATTGTAAACATAAATCTGCTTAACTCTTAGTGCCAGATACTTGCTGCCCTGAACACTTACAAATGCGCCCTTCAGGATTGCCTCTGCTGGTACTGTCTGAATCTGCTGCCATTGCTGCACAAAGTTCTTGCTGGTCTGGAATAGCACCTGATCTAGCTGAGCCTCTGCTGAAGTGAATAAGGCAGACTGAATGTCTCTCTTGATTCTCACATAGCTTACAGCCTGAGCTGAGTTCCACATGCCCACATAAGACACTTGCTCCGGTGTTGCAATCTTATCCAGCAACTCCGAACTCATGCCCGGATAATCATTGATGTATAGTCCAGACAGAGGAGCATCAGCTGTGCAACCTTTTAGTCCAATGTAGTCTTCGAGGCAATTCATTTTACAAAGTTAAACATTATCAGCACTTCCAATATTGGGTGCAGTTATCCGGAATATCTTATTGGTTAGTGCAACCCATGCACCTAGCACTTGACCTAATATCAGCATTAGAACTGAGTCTCCGGTCTGGATTTTCTCCATCTTATAGAGCCATCCCACACCTATCAGTAAACCTACCAGAACTACTGTTGCACTGGTGTATGCATACACTTGCATGCGCTTACTGAAGAGTGCAGGAGTCACATGCCTGGAATAAGGCTCTTGAGCAGACCTCCCACGAACTTGCCTCTTCTCTCTGCTCTGTCCTGCTTGATTGTCTTGTTCTGCTGGCATGAATCGAGATAGATAACTGACTTTCCTAGCCCTTTGATTTGCAATTTGAGGCTATCAACTGAGGCTTCAATATGAATGTTCCTGATTGTTGATTCCATCAGGCCTGCCTCGGTCTTGGCAATGTAGTCCTCAATTTTCTTATGCTTTACATTAGCAGTATAAACATCACCACCAATATAAATGGCTAAGACAACCAGAATTAATACTCCTTCCTTTGATATGCTCATCTAAATAGATTTTTAAGTTTCTGAATAATCCTTTGGTAACCAGACATCTCAACAAGTTGCCCGGCATCATTGTAATATAGCACAGTCTCCTTCATCTCCTTGTGCATGTCCAAGGTCATGCGGTAGAGCCGATAAATCAAAATGATTGACCAGCCATGGTGGTAGAGCCATTCCTCTCCAGGATTGTAGAAGTTAGGTTCTGGGTTAGCCAATTTAGTCAGTAGGATAGCTCCGTAAGCAGGAGTGTCATAAATAAATTTAACCAATTCTCCTCTTAATTCGTGAGTCATAACTTTAGTAAGTCCAAATAACCTTTGCAGGCTTAGTTGGATCGCAGTCAGCATGGATAAATGTGCTGCTCACTCCAATCCTGTTGATACCGGATTTCAGCAGACTATCAATAATCACAAATCGCTTATCGCCATCTGTGCAATGTATGTCTGCTGCCCATCCCTGACAATGGCTGCTTTCCTTTACTCCTCCAATTTTAGCATTATGAGCTTCTGTCCGGAAGCCTGAGTTAATTTTAAATGGAACTCCGGCTATTGCTCTGGCATTGTCGAGCATCTGAATGAACTTAGGCTTCATGTTGCTTCCTGAACCTGGAGCATCTGGAGAGTCAAACTCTGAAAGTGTAAAATGCTTTAATTGCATTGTGTAAAATTACTTAATGCGAGTGAATTTTTTAGCTGCACTTTTTACAGACTTTTTGCCCACACAGCCCCAGGCCTTGCGACTTAAATCATTGGCACATGGTGGGTTCTTGCACTTCTTGATGCCTGATGACCTCGCACAATAGTTATCACCCTTGGCAGTGCCAGGAGCAATGGAGTAACCTTTTGCCCCAAAGCTGATTGTCTTGCCATTTACTTTGGTCTTAAACTTCTTGTCTGCCATTATCTTCCTTGTCCTTTATATTTCTTCTGATTGCCTGCCTTTGGCCTTCTGCCCTTGCTATGCTTGCCTTCTCTGCGCTTACCGAAGCTAATCTTAGCTGCTGGATTGCTGCCTGTTTTCGCCTTTTTCATGTGTAAATATCAATATTTTAGCCTTATTATTGTAACCCCTTATGAGTCTTGAAGATAACGATTTCAGAGCGAGAGCTAAAGTTTCTCAAAGTGCTGGCAACAGGCAGGCACTTTCTCAAGGATCAGGTCAATCCTAACCGTCCTTCCGTAGCTCGCTGGGGAAATACTCAAGCACAAGCTGATTTAATGGGTGTACTTGGTGAATATGCTGTTGCCAAGGCTTTGAAGCTGCCCTTTGACACTAGCATTAATCTGGAAGGAGATGGAGGCAAGACTGACCTAATGCTTGGTGAGTATGACATTCAGGTCAAGTCCACCAAGTATAAGACTGGAAGGTTAGTCTTTAACAATCGTAAAGAGATTGGAGCTGATGTGTTCATCTTGTGCTGGGTCAATGAAGAGGCAATGGAGGTTTCCATATTAGGATACATCAGGAAGCAATCAATCGAAGATTGTCTGGTGGAGATGAACCTTGGCCATGGTAAGAGGCTAGTAGTAGAGCAGAAATTTCTCAAGTCTATCAGCATGCTCATGGCTTAACTTGAGAAATTATCTTAGGCCTGTCCTGCCCTTCTCCTTGGCAGCCTCATACTGCTCTTTAGCCACAGGCCAGAGCTGATGTCGGCAGTTGTAGCCACCACGGTAGATGAATATAGTAGTACTATTAGTGCCAGCCATGCGCCCCTGCCAGCCTTTAAGATTAGGCCATTTTTGGACTTCTTCCTTGGTGAAGAACCTTCCAGATCTAGCCTCACAGAATGGCCTTGTGTCTGCTATGATTGTACCTTGATAGAGGTAATACTCCACATCTAAATCATCAGCAATGGTCTGAATGTACTCAGCATTAAAGGTCATCACTGAGTCATTAGTAGTCTGCTTGATGTATCGTTCAAGAAATGCCTTCTCAGTGTCTGTTCCCTCAATGAACTTCCTGAGAGTCTTATTAAGCTCAGACCTTGTGCCAATGCCACTAATGTTGTCCTTTAGTACCTCCTGAATGGCTGTTCCAAAGTTATCCCTGATGCCAGCACCTAGCAGTGCATCCTTTGTGGTCGCAATATTCGACTCCAGGATTGCCTTGTAAAGCTCAGTCTTAGGCTTGAAATCATCAAGAATGACACTGATGTAATCATTGGATAGCTTGGCTAATTGGTCAAATCCTGCAACCACTTCAGCCACTTGTGCCTGGTAAAGGCTATTATTGACAATGGTATCTGAAATGTCTTTCTTGAGCTTTATCATTTCCTTTAATGACTTGGCTCTATCCTTGGCATCCAGGCTAAGATTGCTGGCTAGGTCAATGACCTGATCTGATAGTTTGGCAAAGACTTTAGGAAGCGCATCATCCATGCGCTTCTCAATAGCCATCTGAAGCTCCTGAATCTTCTTGATTAATTCAAGCTGCTTCTCATTCATATTAGATGCCTTCTGGCATTATAGGCACTAATCCTGATTGAATTTGAGCTTGCTTTTCTGCTGCTAAGACATACACATCAGCCCTCTGTTGCTGCACAGGCTTATCATACCATGAAGCATCCTCATCAACTTTCTGCATCACAAATGCAGCTAGGTTGGCACTCAGGATGTAATCTAATTGAGTGCAGCCATTGGATGCCAGAAGTACAGTCTTTTCATCTGTACTTTTAAATGGCAATGGATCAAGCTGGCTAAGTATCTTCAGGTATGTTTTCTGGATACTGTTCTCGCCATACAGCTTTTCCACATAGTCCTTCTCAATGCCTGCTGTAATTAGTGGATTAAACTTGTTGGTCATTGCCTTAGACAACTGTTCAGCTACCATGTCGGCAGTCATCACATCATAGTCAGTAGGGACAGTAATCTGAGGCAAAGCTGCCTGAATCTTATCGCTGTCCATCAGGGAAGATGCAAAAAGTGCATTATACCTTTGGAGCATGATATAGAAACAGACCTTGCGGTAAACCTGAGCCAAATGAACAGTCACAGAGAAGCAGAAGGTGTTAAGCTCCTTCCGGTCATACTCTTTAGCTATCCCTGACTGAGCTGCTGGAATCTGCCCTAATAGCTCAAGACCAATGGCTTTAAATCCTTGAAACTCCTTCTGCAAGATGTCCTCCTGGAATAGCTTGACAGTCTCAGTTGGCCTCTCAATGTAGCCAGCTGGAGGCACAGGTGGAACAAGTGGATTAGGATTGACAGCACTTACTCTGTCAATATTAATTTCCATCAGGCCAAAAGGTGATGAACTTGCCCTTCCAGAGCCTTGGCAATCATTACAGCCTATCTTCTCATCCTTACGGTTAGTCCTAATCCCTGTGCCATTGCAGGTCTTACATGGTGACATTTTCAATGCCCACTTTTGAGGCAAGGCATGTGTTGCCCAAAGTATATTCAAGTCATCAGTCCTAAACAGCACTTCATTCCAAGCCGGTAGGCAAGGAGCAAGCACTGAGTCATAGACTAGCTGACCATCTTCTTCTTCATAAATGATATTGCCCACCTTGCAGGCTGGCAGATAACTGAATTGGTAAGGCAAGATGAATACCTGGAATGGCTGGTCATAGGTGTACTGATTGACCTGCCGGAAGAGCATAAGCCCTTGAGTAGTGAAGCACAAGAACTGATCCCACTTTTTGCGGTTCATATCCTTATAGTCCTCGGTCTTAGTAATGACATAATCCTCACCTTCCCAAATTAGGTCTTCAGACTCAATAATGTGAGGGTAGGGCTTTGACCAGTCCAGCATAGTAACCTGAGATGGATTTTTGACGAACTCATCATAGTCTGGCACTGTAATTACAACGGCATTACTATCCTTTAGGTAGGTCTTTAAAAACACATTAAATAGCCACTTCTCCAGGCTTCCTGTTTTTGGCAGCTCATACTCTACATAATTCTTGAGAGTATTATCCATCAGGCCTATGCGCTCAGCAATGCCTGTCTTTTTAAAGTCAGACTCAAAAGTGATTTTAAAGTCATCAGCCTGCTGAATCTTCTGGAGAAATGTAAATACTCTCCCGGTGGCAGTTGTTGTAGGAGCTTGCCATCTTCGCCTCCTGTACTGCTTCATCCATGGCTCTTCGCTCGGATGCTGAGTAACCAAGAGTTTTTCGGGGTACTCATTCTCAAAGTGGTACTCAAGCTCTTCAGCTTTTTCCCTAGCCTCCTCAATATAGTCGTGCCTGCCTTCTCTGATTTTCTGATCCAGCAACTTTGATAGTAGTATCCCGATTAACTCTTCCATGTAACTTTAATTATTTAATCTGGGCAATTAACAATCAATGTGATGGTCTCTTGACCAAATACACATCCGTACTCATTGGTCACAGTAATCGTGAAAATATAAGTGCCAACAAAACCTAGAGCATTCCATGTTAGTACTCCAGATACTGGGTCAATTTCAAGCGCAATCTCAGTAATGTCATCACTGCCATCAGCTTGCTGGATTGACCATACTTGCTCGGGCGCACCAGAGATAGCACCAATGTTCAGGACTGCTGAAAAAGATGATGACTCTGTGGTATTACATCCACTTGTAATGGTGTTGCCAACATAAGTGTTGCCAGAGCCAGTAAAGCTGATGATGTAGTATAGACCCTCAAGGAAGGTGTCTGTGTCGAATTCATAAGGCAATGAATTGACCTTACTCACCCAGTTCACAGTTACTTCAGCCATCTGGTAAGTGTTAAGGTCAGCAGTGATGATAGGATCACCGATAACTGTCACATAATAGCCAGAGGCATCCCAAATGCGATTTGGAGTGAAGTAATAAAAGTCATAGTTCTGAGACGAGCCAAGAATGTCATTGTAGAACTGAACATTGCTCTGAACAACACCCTGCATGTCCTGGTAAGTCAGGGTGTGAGTCTTGGCAAGAGCCTTGGTGTTCTGCATGCCTCGGCCAGCAGTAGTTGCTGTTTCAGGCTTTGGCTTTTCTCCTGATGTGTTGAACACAAGGTAAGCCTCACCATTCAGGTAGCGGTCATAAAGAGCAGCAATCCACAGGTCAGCAGTAGACTTTTCTTGAGAAGTTAAGGCAGCAGACTTACGCACATAAGCCACCGCCACAATTTTATTCTGAAACTCCGGATCACACAGGAAGTTCTGATAGCACCCAACATCGGGGCATGTTAATGAAAATATTGACATAGTTTTAACAAGTTAAACAACTTGAGTTCCTGGGCTGGAAGCCCTGAAGTAGTGCCTGAAACTTGACTTGCGCCAAAGTCTCAAATGATGATTGTGTAGTGAAATCCTGAATGGTGGCAACATCAATATCTCCCTTCACAAATATTGGTTTCATATCCCAGACTAAGTAACTGTGTCGGGTGGCATCGACAAGTGCTAATTGAGTATCCTGGTCTAAGAAATCCGTATGCAAATCTAATGATAAATCCTGCTTATTCTGAGGCCTCTTGTGAACTCCATTGCTCTGCCTGTATAGGTTTTCCTCAATGATAGGTTTAGCCCCTCCACCATTGATTCCAAGCCTAACTCGCTGCTTCCAGCCATTGAAGTACTCAAAGCCCTGTGCCATGGTGTTGTCATCTGACCAAAACTCCAGCATAGTGCTGAAGCAATCTGCTCTATCAATGTTGATGATGTTGCTCAGTGAATACAGGTATGGCTGATCCTCAATTATATCATAAAGTCCTAGCCGATAACAACCATCCTTTACTGCTGGAATTGTGCATGTGGCATAGAACTGAGACGGAGTAGCTGCCTGCTCATAAATGGCAGGCTTGATAAAGTAAACAGTCTCACCTGAGCCTTCATAATATGTCCAAGCAGTAATAGAGCAGAAGCAGATTGGAGTGCTGGTCAAAGTATAAGTAAATATGACTCTGCCTGTTTCATCAAGCTCAACCACTACACTGAGATAGTCAGGCCATGCAAGCCCTTCAACTACTGATTTGAATTCACTAAAATCACCTGTGGTAAGTCCACTAACTGGAATGGAAGCAAGAACATCGCCTATGACATTACCATCGCAATCAGTCATCTGGAAATTGACAGTGTACTCTGGAGTATAATTAGCATCGTACCAATCTTGATATGTGCCTCTAACTCCGAAATTGCCATACATGCCCAATCCTGTAATGATAATCGGTGGAGATGATGCATTGCCAACTTGCTGCACAAACTGACCTGACTCACTGAACAAGCCTACCTTAACTGAAGTAAGGCTAGTTAGATTGCCTGTGTCATTAGGCACATTAAACTGAAATATATCACCAGGAATGGCAGGCATGGCATAAAACTCAGAACTTACATAGCAATCTGATATGAAGTCGCACAGGTCAAAATCATACCAAGTATCTAAATAAATATACCTTGAGCCTGATGTAGGCTGATAGGGCAGCTGAGTAGATGAAGAATAAGTAGTAATGAACTCACTTGTCAAGTCGCTGCCAATGTCATTGACAAACCTTTGCCAAGTCCATGATCCATCCAGCCTGCCAACCAAGGCAAATACTCTGCTGCCTCCACTAGATAGCGTTACCTGAATGCGCTGGTAGCCTACTGAGTTAAAGACATAAGACTTAGTCCAGCCCTCCGGCATTACATAGGCATTATAGGTGTCTTGAATTGCCAGATAGCTTGTGTCAGCCAATGAAGTGCTGATAAGCTGCTCCATAAAGGTGATGGCAAACTTATCTTCTGCACTCAGAGCTGGCAATGTGAATCTTCTGGCATTCAATTTAGGTAAGGTGTCAGCCGGAAGCCTGCTGATTGACCCATTGCTATTGAGCTGAAGTGTGCTAGCCCTGGCTAATCCACTTGTCGCAAAACCTGTGACTAAATCATAGCTATAATATAGCGGAAATATAGCTGAGCCATAATCATTGGCAATGGTAAGAGCATTCACTCCATTGTCTTCAGCGGTAACTTGAGCAGTATCAAATGAACCGTAGTAAGAGCCAACATTAAAAACATTAGCATTTCCTCCATTAACTATCTGACTTATTGGATCAAATGTGCCATTGATTGTTACTACCTGACTAGAATCTAATGCCGACAAATCAACATCTTGAATGTTGATATTGTACTCCCACTGAGGAGTATCTGGTATCTTACTGATGGTGGTTGTGAAGTTGCCAAATACCGGAAACTCATTGTAAGGCTTAACCAATGCCCTGACATCTGCATAAAATTGACTAATTGTTTTACCAGCTGCATTACCTGGTAGCCAAGCCAGCAACTCAACATAAAAGTCATTTAGCTGATTGCTGGATACCTGATTCTGTGGATAAAAACCAGTATTCCAAGCCGGAGAGAAGCGGTAGAATGGATGTGGATTAGACATTGGATGTCAATGTATCATAGATCATCTGTGCCGATGTTTGGATAACATCATTGATGGTAGTTTCATTTTCAACCAATGTAATTGTGCAATCATTTAAATCATTATTGACATCAATATTAACTGCATTTCCAATTATTATATAGTTGCCATAAGTCAATTCCTGACCTCTGTATATTAACTTATTATCTTTTAAATTAATTTTTTCCATTACATTGGTGATGTTGAAATTATGACATTAGTAACATTTCTAGTTGCAGATGCTCCAACCCATAAAACAATATATTGATTTACTGACCAATTAATACTGGTAGTGGTAGAACCTAAAATACTTTGAGTTGTCATTGGATTTAGTAAGTATCTAGTTAAATCTCCACTACCTCCTCCAAATAAATTAAATCCAATTGTAACACTTTGTGCTGCATTTGAAGGCGACATACTAGATGATAAAACAGTTACTCCTCCAATAGCTGGAGTTGTATTAATGCTTAATGAATAATTAATTCCGGTTGTTGTAACTGATGAAATTATTTTAAGCATTAATAAGAATGCATTATTAGAACTAAATGTTCCTGCCGGAATTATTAATGTTTCAACAATGGTATTACCTGTTGGATTAGTTACTGTTGTTGCAGTTGTATTCTTTAAATATTGAAGAACCAGAGCTCCTCCATTATTAACCCAGGATAAAACACCTGAACCATTAGTCTGAATCACAGTTCCTGCAGTACCATCTGAATTAGGTAGAGTAAATGTAGTGTCTGCCGCTACTGTTGCCGGGGCTTTTAAACCGATGTAGTTAGTTCCTGCTCCACTTGGCTCAATAAGCCTAATCTCTCCTGCACTTGCTCCATTACCAAAAGTCTTTATACCGGCTAATGTTTGCGCTCCTGTGGTGATTAAGCCCTTGGTGCTTGCACTTGCATCTGGAATTGTAAATGTGTGAGTATTACTTGAAGATGTAATGGTCATATCTGAACTACTCAGAGTCTGAGTTGCCCCTGTCTGAGTTGGCCCAGTAGTGCCTACCATTCCAGTAATCCCAGTCCCTGCCATTATTCCTGCCTGTTGGGTTACAGTAAATATTGCAGAGGCCGTAGATGGAGGAGGATTACCTGCGGCTATAAATGGCATAGTGACTGAAGTACTCGTAGTACTCCACACAAGTTCATAATATTGACCGGCAGATAAACTGAGCAGATAATTCCATGATGGCAATACATGACCATTAATCCCTCCATGTTTTCCCACTACTGCGACAAATCCTGAACTTCCTGGAACATCTACTCCATTTAGTCTTAGCCAAATAGTTACATCATGCTCCTGTGTATCAGAGTTTTCAAGTTGTACTGAAAACTGAAGATTATAGATTCCGGCATTTGCAAAGGTTATTCTTGAATCACTAACAACAGTTACCTGATTGCTTAGATCCATTGTCCTAAACTTAATTGGATAACCGGTATTTATTAAAGCTGCAGTTTGTGTGTTATTATCCTGATATTGAGCATAATATCCAGTAGCACTTGCTCCTGCCGGAGTTGCCCATACATTGTCACCTCGCAGAAATGTAGTCGATGAAGGTGAGCCTGTTGCAGATAGTTTTGAAACCCCAACCACACTATTGGCAATGGTAGCCGCTACTGACCCACTTCCAGATGCAGTTACATCTCCGGTAAGAGCAGTAATGCCTCCTCCTGTTCCATTTGCAGCAGCAGTAATTCGACCTTGTGAATCAACAGTTATGTTGGCATTCGTATAGCTATTAGGAGTAACCGCAGTATTGGCAAGTGCAATAGTTCCTGAAGTTGTTATTGTTCCACCAGATAAACCAGTTCCTGCCGTTATGCTTGTAATTGTTCCTGTTCCCCCACTTGCATTCAAGGTAGAACCAGACATTGTCAGGTTAGACCCAAGGCTAATTTCCTGAATATTTAGAGTAGTATCAGAAGTGCCAAGTAGAATTTTATTAGCAGTTCCTACCGCAGGTTCAATGGATGTCGCAGAGGCAAACTGAGTGAAATTCCCTGCACTTGGACTTCCCGTAGCAGTAACATCGCCCTTGCCATTAAATGTACTCCAATCAGATGAACTTAAATAGCCATCATTTGAGCCATCGGCCTGAGAGATGCTAATATCTGGGTCAGTTGCAGTCCCAGAATCTGATAATGGAGCATTGACTGAAACTGAGGTTACTGTTCCACTGCCCTTATTATTGAAGGTAGTCCAGTCAGTTGAACTCAAATATCCATCCGTTGATCCATTGGCTTGTGGGATGCTTATGTCTGGTGTTGTGCCTCCGGTACTTGATAGTGGAGCAGATGCAGTCACATCAACCACAAGACCACTGCCAGCACCAGCACCAGGGAAGTAGCCTACCATGCGCCAATTACCTCCACCCTCTGAGATAATCATGCAGCAGTCATTTGGCACTGCTGTCTTCGTATTTCCTGAAACTACTCCTGGAATAATGATGGCAGCAGAAGCTCGAATATTAGCAGCATTATCAAAGGTTAGCACAAATCTTGCACCCTTTTGAACTGTGCCAAAGCTGGTGATTAAGGTTGTGCCTGTGATGTGGATAAAGTTGCCATTGGCTAAACTTAGGTCAGTAGTTGCCCCAGCTACAATAGCATCACCTCTATTCTCATAGATCGCATTCTCAAGCCCGCTAATGTCCTTCTGAGTGACAAATGAATCAATGCCATTGGTGATCCAATCCCTCAAGTCCTGCGGGCTAATAAGCTGGCTGGTGTTGTCAGGGAAATTGGTTGCTGAGTCTGTGCTGAGTTGCGCTCTGGTTCTATTCGCCATTGTCGTATCCAGTGTCAAAGCCGATGGTAAATGCTCCACCAGCACCTGTTGTCTGATTTGACATCAACAGGGTAAATTTAGTAGTACCACCGGAAGCATCCTCCGGTTGATTGGCTGCCTCAAGAATAAACCCTTGAACATCCAAACTGCCAGAAGTGAGCCTGACTTTCCGGTACTGCTCATCTTGAGACAAAGTTAAGAAATCGCAGAGACTTTGTGGATAGCTGAATTCAATGCCTATTGGTCTGAATAAATAGACAGCATCAGCTGGCCTTAGGTAAACAGGATCAACATTGGCATTCTCATTCAGCAGGCATTCCTCGCAATATTCCTGGCATGGGCCAATGGTGTCATCTATGTAGCTGCTGTAATTGGTCTGATATTGTCCAACCTGAAAGCGCAGCATTGGAGTAGTCAATCCATAAGTATTCATGCCTAAATACTTCCACCATCTCATTGCCACACGGGCAGGAGTGTGGAAGATATTATAGAGGCCTGAGAGTGGTGAGTTGCTAGTGTTGATGTAATTGGATGGCATGCTCACTTGACCAGGTAAAAATGTAATTGAGCCAGATTGCTGAAATAGATTAAAGACTGTATTCTCTACATCTTCAAATGATAGCTCATTCCGGTTAAGCCAGATGATAAATTGCTCATAGTCATTAGGCCTATCTGATGTAGCACCACCGAAACTGATGTCTGAGAGCCTCCTGCTAAATTCAATGGCATAACCTTCAGCGATAATCTGGCTTGTGATGTCCAACTTTGCGCTGCTTGCCTCATTCATGGCCTTGTTATCCACAAAGTAATTACGGTCAGTGTGAATGGCATATACACCAGAAAGCTGAATGTTCTTCCACTTGTCTGAATAGCCTAATGTGATGTTATTCTTCAGCAAATCAACCTTAGCCATCTGATCTACTTCACCAACATTGGCAAAGGTCTGGCTTAGGATATTCTGATAAAAGTATTGCCTTGGCTCAACTCTGATTTTCCACTCTGTTCCAGTCCATTCAAATGCCCATCCAAGGCAGAAGATTTTATCAAGATCTTCAAAGGTCTGCTTCCAGCTAGTCTTTAAAGCTCCAAGGCCATCCTGGTCTTCTGCTTGCCTAATTCGTAGGCCATTGGTCAATGCATTGTTCCAATAGCAGCCATCTCCTGACTCTGAGAAGGCATCTGAAAGCAATTTGTCACTGCTTCCGGTCATCATATAGATTGACCTTCTTAGCCATTGCTCAATGGTCAGCACATTGGCTGTGGATGCATACTGACCAGCATTAATTTCGCTCAGGTTTATGGTGTAGCCTTCGTGAATTGTAACATCAACAGCCTGAGTAACTGTACTGAATGATGTCTGTGCAAAGAATAGACCTAATGTAATGCCAGGGCCAATGGTAATTGTTCCTGTGTAAGTTGGATTATAATTTATAACCTCAAGAGGAGATAAAGTAGGCGCAAACAGAGTCACGCATGGTGGAAATCCCTGCTGCACATTACCTGAAAATTGATAAAGGCCAAATGCTACATCAATATTACCTCCTGCATCATTGCTTTGAAGGGTAAAATCAATGGTGATGGTGTACTGAAGTGTCCTTGTATAGCCTTGATTATTTTTAAATATTGGAGAGCCAGGTAAATTTCCATCGCCCGCCACATAAATCACATTCGTGTCAAAGGCTGAGCCATAATTATCGGTAAAATCCTTCTGCTGCCAATAAGTTGGCACAATGGCATACCGATTGAAGGCTGGGCCTGCTGGCCCTTTGCTCAGATATGTTGTGCTTTCAGCTAGATTCTTACCATTGGCCTGAAGATAAAGGTCTTGCCTGTGCAGCCTGATGTTCTTGAATGTCAAAGGGTCAATAGTGCCTCCATTTAGGTCAGTAGTGCTGGTCAGGTCAATCTCTACATCCTGCCTGCTCTTGAATTGCTCTCTGAAGTTATCATCAATGATGCCTACTGTCACTTCCCAGCTATCGGTGTCGCACACATTATGCTCCTGATATATGGCTAGATTAATCTTGCCTTGAAATTCATATGGTGCGCCTGCATAGCCTACATCGGAGACAATCAGGATGGTAATGTCGGCATTAATAAAGTAGGTGTCATATAGAGCTTTTATCAGCTTTGCACCCTTATTGTAAAACCTTAATTCAGTGCTGAATGGTTGGTCAATGCCATGACTTTCCATGCGTAGGGCTGTGAACTCAATGGCATCCCAGCCAATAGGCTCTTCAACCTCAATTCCATTCAAGTAAAATTTCCATCCTGCCATAGCGCAAAGGTATAAAGAAAAAGCCCCTGCATTGCAGAGGCTCTTTGCATCGTCAATCTAAACCAATAACTGACTAAACTGAGTCTGATCTGAATCTATTATTCAAGATTCTAGTTGTCCTTCGTGGTGTTCGGATAAATTTCTCAAATCCCTTTTCATCCATGCTCACATGAGTGATTGGTAAGGACTTAAGGATGCTGCCAAGCTCTCTAATTTCACCTATCATTGGAGAGCCACCACTGCTGCCTCTGTTGGCATAGTGGTTAGCCAGGAATAGCTCCTGTCTGCTAAGTGCATGGTTAGGAATAACCTGTGAGCCTTTTGGCAGATCAACCAGAGTCGCATTTGGAGGAGTGAAATAAACCTTGCCCGACTCAGTCACAACTTTCTCTACTCCTCGCTCACCTACTATCGCCTTACCACCCTTGAATGGCTTACCCTTCGTTCCTTCGGCAAACTCAGGAATAGGAGTAGCAGCAATGATTCCTATTTGAGCTGCTGCTATTGCCCCGGCTAATACAGCTAATGGAGCTGTGGCAGGATTTGGCCCATACTTAATAAGCTGCTCACCTAATGTGAACAAGATTCTAGCTATTGAGGCTGCTTGCTCAGCCTTAAATTGTTTAGTCCTAATCTCCTTCTCCTTCTCTGCTTTCTGCTGATTAAGTTCATCAATCTTTTGCTGGTTGCCATCTGCAAGCCTTATTTCCTCATCATACCTGCGTTGAAGTAAGGTCATTTCATTGTTTAGTCTAGCTTGATAAAGTCCGAATGCACCATCAGAAATAGTTTGTGCTAGTTCAACTGTCTTAGACATTACTTGTCTTTTTAATTCTTCCTCTTGCAGTTTAATTTTAAGCATCATGGCATTATTAGCCATAATCTTATTATTTGCCTCAATCGCATCATTGACACCTTGCTGCATTGTCTTTGCCCTTTCTTTTCTAATCTCTTCTTCTGTTTTAACTACTTCTTTATAATTATCCAGTCGAAGAGCTTTAGCCTTTTGATTAAAAATCTGTTCAGCATTTAATCGGCTAAGATTAGTATTCTGAATTTCAATATTTGTAATTTCAAGACCTTTAGCAGCATATTCTTTTTGCAACTTTAATTTTGCTTCAAAGAATGCTTTTTCAGCTCCTGATTCAGCTAATGGATCGCCATAAAGTTGCCCAATTAAAATCCTCTGCTCCTTTAGTAATTCTAGTAGTTTTAATCTATCATCATATTCCTTTTTAAGTCTTTTGGCTTTTTCTTTTTCATCTTCTGGTTTTTGGACTTGCTGAGTAATTGTTACTAAGCCTAAAATCTTCTCATAAATATTCTCTTGTTCTTTTAGAATATTGAATTCCTTAGTGGCAGCATCTAGCTTAACCTTATCTTTTGTAATTCTGGCATCAACTTGCTTAAGCTGTGCATCAGTCAATCTTTTATCAATTTCAAAAAGTAATTGCCTTGCTGCTGATTGACGGCTTACAAATACTCCTTGCTTGATGCTAATGTCAAGGATTCGCTGAGCAATTTCTGCTTCTGTTCTTTTAGCTGCTATCTGCTCATCACTGGCTTTCTTAGCTCCTCCTCCTCCAGCTGCTTTACTAATTTCACTTGCAATTCCAGCAGCTAAATCATAAGCACCTTTCAGGAATGGATTGAGTCTGTTTCCTATTGCCAGAATTAGTTGGTCAATGGATGAGTTAAATCTGTTCTGACTAGCTGCAAGTGTAGTTATTTGAGTATTGCCTTTGCCAAATGTATTTTCAAGTTCAGTGGCAAACTTTGGCAGGAAGTCAGCAGCAAGTACCTGACCTTTTTGAAGCATCTTGTTAAGCTCTTGGGTTGTTACTCCCATAGCCTTGGCAGCTATGCCGAATGCTCCAACAAGTCGCTCACCTAATTGGCCTCTAAGTTCTTCAGCTTGCACATTGCCTTTGGACATCATTTGTCCAAGTGCCAGGAATGCGCCTTTAGTATCTTCGGCAGACAAGCCCATTACCTGTGCTGCCTTAGCTACTGCTGCAAATTGCCTGTTAGTCTCTTGGCTGCTTTGGCCTGCTAGGTTAGCAGCAGAAGCAAAGGTTTTATAGCCTTCAACTGCGCCCCTCAAATCAAGGCCTAGCTTCTGAGCTGTTTCCCTAATAAACTCAAAGTTTTTATTGCCCATCTCAGCTGAGCCAGAAGCAAAGTCAATGGCTTTCTGCATTGACTCAAACTTGATGGTTGTTTCAACAACTGCCTTCCCAAATTCAATTATTTTTGAAGCAGCAAAAATCCCAGCTAATGCAGCTCCAGCTTTGCCTGCAACAGCTTGAAATGAGGACATGCCACCTTCAGCCTTCTGAGTAGTTTCTTTGACATTTTTGAGGCTATTGTTTAGGTTGTCGGTGGCTTTCTTTAGCTCATCCTGAGCAGCTTTTAGCTGTTTAACTTTAGTCGCATAATCAGAATTTGCACTATTAGTATTCTTTACTTCAGAATTTAATCTCCTAACTTTAGCCTCCAAGTCAGCAATACTTCCTGCCGCTGCCTTAGTTGGAGGAATCATTTTTTCAGGAGCTTTCCTGCCTTCTTCTCCCGTTTCCTTAAACTTGTCTCTGAGTTTAGCTAGCTGGTCTAATAAAGCCCTATCAGCAGCGGTTAGCTTGTCAAATTGTGAAGTTGCTGCTTGTAATTGGCTCAGGTCAATGTCATACCTGATTTTAATGTCATTCGTGGAAATAGTAGCCATGAGCTTGTCTTTAGGCTTCAAAGATAGCAATTAAAAAAGCCACCCAATGTGGATGGCCTTTTCAAACAATTCTAAAAAAACAAAGCACAATAAATCTACCCCTTACCCTTTTTAGCCTTTATAGTTGCAATATAGCTGCTTACAATTAAATAGTACTCATAGATTGGCCTTTCGACCAGGAATTTAGCTCGGACAGGATCTCCACCTGAGACTCTAAACTGTTCATCAAATCTCTGTCTGTGCTGTCTAGTGATTGCAGTCCAATAATGTGTTTGAGGTTGTTGAGGCTTTGCAGAGTTTCGGCCTGTAAATAGTTCGGGAAATTCATGCTGTATTCGGTCAAAGAGGGTAGATAAGCGTACTCCGGCAGATTCAAAAAAAAACCCTCCACATCATTGTGCTTCATCCAATGGTTTAGCTTTGACTTATTGTATGGATATTGATAGTCCAGTGGATTCTCCTGCTCATCAAAGTAAACAACTGTTGCCAGCTTAAGCTGCCGCAGTAGACTAACTGACATCTCCATCTGCTCTTTAAGCCTAGATGCCATGACACCTATCTCATAGAGCTTCTTATCATCCTTCTTTTTCTTGTCCATGAGCAAATTAATCAGCCCATTATTCCAGCCTCTGAGGAAGTCTGGGTTAATCTGCCAAAGTTCTTCTGTAAAGATGTCCCTGGCAGCTACTGCCCTCTGGAATGGCACATTGACTTCAGAAACAAACCGGAAATAGTTAGTGCCTCCAGAATTGAATGCAAACTCAATCTGATCCCAGCGGTCAACAGGAGCTACTCCTCTGTACTTTGGTTTGCCTGACTCAGGCTGGACATTATCTGTTTCTGGATTAATGACAGGAGGAGCAGAAACAGGTGGTTTAGACCTAAAAATATTGAACATAAGTAAAATGGATAGTCAAACATCAGGCATGAGATGAACAAGAACTGCCATGCCCCGGAGCAGTAAGGGCATTCACCAAGTGGCTTTGCCCAGAAAGTCGGCAGCTTCTGAAGCTGGTAGAGATACCACTGCCCAATAGGGTGATCCTCCAGCAGGTAATCCAGAAACAATGAGAAAGCTGCACAAATCAGTGCAATCAGCATCAAGGTCATCAGGCTCGAAATTGAGTGGAATGATGCAACAGCCTCTGCGCTTACCTCCACAACTTGATTCAATATCATAATTCATTGGTCTAGGCGAATATGTTAAAGATTAGAATGTTATCAGTCTGGTTGCTGATGGTATTGGCAAAGGTCATGCAGATGCTGTCATATTGCTTACCATCGGTAGGAGTGAAGATGTATGGATTGACACTGCCCTGCTCATAGAAGCTGATGTGATACTGTCCTCCATAACTATTGATGAAGCCTTCCGGCATGGCAGTCAGGTCAAGCTCAACATAGCCATCAATGTCAATGGTCAGCAGTTGCTCCACAATGACATTCACTCCTGGCTTAGTAATCTTGATGACTATGTCTGCCTCGGTGAATGTAGTAGGCACAGCAATGTAGAATGCGAATGGGCAGCCATTGAGAGGCTCACAGACCTTGAAACAATCACTGCAACATAGTGCCATACTTTTCGAGATTGAAATTGCTTGTAATTTCAGCAAAGTTAGAGAAAATAAAATAGCGGAATGCATCCAGAGCATGAGACTTGTCTGGGTTCTTGTTCTTCCAGGCATCTAGGCTGCCCTGCCTGTCCACCTTGGCCTCCTTCAGGTCTGTTACTAGCTCCTCACACCTCTTGCCACTTATCTGAACTTTAGCCTTCTGAAGCACAAGGATAGTAACCAATCGGCTAGCAATGTGGCTAGGGTTTGACTTAGCCACCTGAAGCTGAAGGTCTGAGACTTGCAAATAGTTTTTAATAAGAGCATAGGCACTGATATTGTCCTGAGTAAAGGCATTTCTGGAAGCTCCAGAGGCATCACCGTTGATGATGTAGGTCATATTTGGAAACTCCTGCCTGATGGTCTGGCATAGGCCAGCTAGATCGCCAATGCGATAGACCTTGATGACATTGATTGTGGCATAATAAATGCCTTCCTCTGAGTTCTTGATGTACTGACTCACCACGCAGGTGTTGGTCACGTTGAAGTCAAAGGCAAGGTAGAGATTGTGAGCTGGAGAGGCCTTGATGTAGCCACCATAGACATGCCTTGAATAGTCAAAGGTGTAGGCAAAGAGTGACTCTCTATCCCAGACTCCCCATTGGCCTAGCGCATAAACCTCATAGTAAGTCTGGCTTACTGACTTGAGTGCCTCCATCCTAGTCACATACTCATCATCCAAGAAATCAATGGCATCCTTGTAAGTGCCATGCAGCCGGAGTACCTGGTTGGCCTCTTTGGGAGGAACATCATCAAAGAACCTCTTCTTAATCCAATGGCTATCACTGACTGGATTGAAAGTCAGAAAGAATCGCTTTGGATGCTCGGACTTGCCCCTGAGTCGCAGAGTAATCTGAGTGAAGTCCTCCAGAGTCAATTCAGTGGCCTCCTCAATCCAGATATACTTAGCCTGGCTAAGTGACTTCAGCTTCTCAGGATCATCGCAGCCAAGAAACACAATCTTATTAGTACCTGACTGCAACTCCATGTAGCCTGTCTTAGCCTTGATGAGCTTATCAAGACCCCATTGGCTAATCTTATTTCTGAAGTCAGCAAAGACTGAGTTCCTGATGGTGGCAGCTACTTTTCGAATTACGAAAAAGGTCTGGAATTGATTGTCCTTGTTGTCGCATATCTCAGCCAGGAATAGCTGAATCATGGTCTGGCTCTTGCCACTTCCAGCACCTCCCCAAAGGATGTTGTAGGTCTTTGGGTCTGTTACTGCATCAAGGTACTTCTCCTGCCACAAGTCAGGACTTGAGAGATCAAGCTGTGCCATTAGGCTTCTGGTTCAGCTGCCTTCCTATTAACAGGCTGTGGCATAATGACTGTATTGAATGAGCCTTCCAGCTCAATGTCTTGCTTTGGTTTGCCATAGGCTCTATCCAGGAGTAATTCTGCTGCTCTTACATCACCTTTAGTTGCCTTGGCTCTCAGAGCCATTAGAATGGCCTCTGCTGCGGTCTTGCCATCCTTCTCATCGCCAAGTACATTAGCAAGCAACTCCCTCAACTCAGGTAGCTTTTTAGGCCTTCCAGCAGGATTACCAGATTGGCCTTTTTTCCATTTTCCTTTTTCAAGATTCTCCGGCCTTGGCATCCTTGTTCTGTCCTTGTTTTGTACCTTTTTTTTGTTGCATCATAATGACATAATAAATTTATCAAATTGGAATTTAACGCAACTACTTAATTCAATGTATGTTTTTCCTTCTTCTGGAAAAGTATGAACTGCCAAGTGACTTTCACTTAACAAAAAAAGACATGTGTAACCATGAGGATAAAAATATTTTTCAATAAATCCCTCAATTCCAAAGCCACTTTCAACAAGTTTATCTTTAAGATATGTTTTTAAAATATCAGAATTAACTTCACTAATCCAAGTGGAATAATTATGCATCTGAGCCTTCATCAATGTCAATTTTTGGAAATATTAATTTGATTTCTTTTGGATTACCTTTAAAAAAAACTAAAACCTGTTCATGCATTTTAACTACTTTTCTGCTGTTCATATACCTATTTGCTCGTAATGCTCCATTACCAACTGATTGAACTAATATTAATTCATTATATAATATAAGTCCGTTTTTATAAAAAATATCTTTTATATCATCTGGAAATCTATAATAATTGCCTTTTTCATTCCTTATATCCCCGCAAACAATTACAGCAAAACGATTATCTTTTAAACATTTTATTGAGTTTGAAAAAGCTACATCTAAGATATGTATAAAGTCTTTATATTCTTTTTGATTGCTTGCATCGTTAGGTAAATCAGAATATATTTCTAAATCAAAGTATGGAGGACAACTAAATAGTAGATCTTGAGAATTAATTTCAAGATGATTAAGAACATTGCGACCATCATCGCAAATATAATTAGCATTCATTCCCTTAACTCTTTGATTATTTAAATCGCTTTGTGATTTTCGTAATTCAATACCAGTAAAGGTATTACCTACATAAGATGAAACATATCCAAAAACTGTATCTCCGGCAAAGCAATCAAATGTTTTTCCACCTGGCAACCCAAACCATTTATTTATTATTTCAGCTAAAACTGAATCTAATATTGATATTGAATTTTCTCTTATTACTCCTCCTTTATATGGTTTGTTTTCCCAATTTTTAACTATTGCATTTACTTTACTTTCAATGTTATCTCTACTCTCCCCATTATCACTAATTAAAATATTCCAATAAGATTTTCTATCTTGCCAATAACCCTCTCTTGCATTTAGCACTGAAAATGGAGGTACAATAAATTTATCCTGTAATTTAGTAATTGCCTCAACTTTTTTATCATCTTCTTCAGCTTCAAGCTCTTCAGTAAAGCCAACAGGAACATCTAAGCCCCAGGCATCAAGTTCTTCAGCATTCCAGTTGTTTGCAAGATCATCCCAATCCCACTCACCAAACCCAACATTGTCCTTGATGATGAACTCTCTTTGCTTGGCCTCATCCCAATCAACTACTTCCACAGGCACTTCCTTCCATTTGGCTTCCTTAATGGCTTTATAGCGCATGTTGCCTCCAAGGATAATCATATCCTGGTTCACTACTATTGGCCTGACACTTGCCATCTCTGGAAAGTCCTTCAGGCTTTGAACGAGCTTATGAAACTTATCATCCTTGATAAGTCTCGGATTGCTTGGGTTTGGTTTGATTGAACTTATTGAAACTACTTGCATAAATTCTATTTCTTTTTTGGCATCATTGAAGGCATTTTAGCCTTTGCTGCTTTCTTGGCCTTCTTAGCAACTGATAAAGCAATGGCTACTGCCTGCTTCTGAGGCTTGCCAGCCTTCATCTCTGTCTTGATGTTTGAGCTAACTGTCTTAGCTGAATATCCTTTCTTGAGCATAATTTTAATATTTAGGCAAAGATAGGTATTTCAACATTGCCTCATAGACTTCCAGCTGATTAGCCCATCTGCGCTTATGCCCTTTGGCGGCATCAGGCTGATTTAGCTTATTTTTTAGCTGTGTAATTTTTCGGCCAAGGTAATCCTGACAGTCTTGTCTGTTCATGGGTGGTTGTTTTAGTGAGTAAAGTAAATCATTGGAATAGGTGCTTCGGCCCTCCCATTGGGCAGGCACTTGGCTGATATGGATAGAATTATACATGGTCTCTGAGTCGCATTAATGGCGCATCAAATTTAAGTGGAATAATTCCAGTTGATCCAGAGCGCATTTTGACTTGATCAATTATACATAGGTTCTCATTGCTCAATTCAAGACTTCCGACCTTAGTGGTTGATGTTGGCTCAAAGTAGTGAGCAGGCCTCATCATCATCCAGATGACATCAGCATCTTGCTCTATGCTCCCAGACTCACGAAGGTCAGACATCAGTGGCATTTTATCAGGCCTTTCATCAACTCTCCTGCTCAGCTGGCTCAAGGCCACCACCGGAATCTGAAGCTCCTTGGCTAATAGTTTTAGACCTCTACTGATTTCGCCTACAATGTTCACTCGATTAGTCTCTTTAGGATTGACTGAATCAATCAGGCCTATGTAGTCAATAAATATCACCTTGATGTCATACTTATTTTTCCACATGGTTGCCTTGGTTCTGATTTTACGGATATTCAGGTAGCCTTCATCGGTAATTTTTATCGGCCAATGCCTCATTCGATCTATTGCCTGTTTAAGTGAGTCTTTATCAAGTGAGTTCATATCGCCCTGCTTAATCTTGTAGGCAAAGATTTGAGACTCCTGACTAGCCAGCCTCTGGACTAGCTCGTGCTTTGTCATTTCAAGGCTAAATAGACCACATCCAATCCCTTGCTTGGCTAAATTTCTGATAAGGCTTACCACTAGGGCTGTCTTGCCTTGCCCTGGTCTAGCACCCACAACAGTAAGCTCACCATCGGTAAGGCCTCCGCATAGTCTGTCTAGGCTCTCAATGCCTGTTGAGTAGCCTGCAATAGTACCAGATGCTTTATTGAACCATTGCTTTGCGCTTATGCTAAGCTGGCTCTGGAAGCTATCATCTGAATTAGTAAGGCTGGATGAGAGCAGGCTGTCAGCCTTATTTTGGATTTCTGCAATCGTCTCAAATATGTCTCCTGTTTCTGAGTTGGCTTTGGAGGCCATCTCGTGTGCCAAGTAATAGAACTTAGTTCTCATGTATTGTTCTATGAGGATTCGGCAATGGATTTCAACATGACCAGGGTTTTTAAGGCTGGCAAATACTGAGGCAACATTCTTAGCTCCTCCTGCTTCTTTAAGCAGTGAGGACTTTTTAAGAGTCAGAACAACAGTCTCCAGACTGACTTGCTCACCAGCATCATGCTGACCTTGGATGGCTCTGGCTATGTTCTTGTTTTGCTCATTCTGAAAGACATCAAGGTTCGGCAGGATAGACAGTGCTGTTACTCTCTCATCATCTGAAAGCATCATTGCGGAAAGGACTTGCCTCTCCATTTCTTCGTTTATAAAGTTCATAGGTAAGGTAAAAAGGATTCGTGGACTTTGCGGACAGTTGCGGGCGGAACAAATGTGTTTGGGCTATTTTGGTTTTTAGCGAAAGTCGATTGATTTCGATTCCAAGTAGCCAACCTTCTTGATATATCAAAGAACTTTTCAGCCTGAAATCTCATTTTGCCTTTTTGGTCAGTTTCTGTCCAATAGGCTTTAAAGTCTGCAAGCATTTGCTTGTCATATTTTGATTCAAACTTTGATAGGTCTGATAAATCTACTTTAACATCTACATCCTCATTTTCATCTTTATCTACATCTACATCTACATCTACATCTACATTAGCTTGTGCTTTGCTTCGTGTTTGCTTATGCTTTGCTTCGGTCTTGCTTCCACTTTGCTTCCGCTTTGCTTTACTTCCGCTTTTCCACTTAGTCCTATTTGCCTGAAGATTAGGCTTAATAAGTAGCCAGAATGGTAAGGCTGATTTTGAAAGTTCAGGCTCAATTCCATCAAGACCAAACTCAAAAATTGCCCGAAAAATCTCTAATTGTGTGTCATTTGGAAGCAATTTAATTGCATCATAAAAACTCCTGTAAAGCACCATTGAATCTCTACTTTTCATAAAATAAAAAAACCCTTTGTTCGCCTTTCGAGGTAGGAGTCTCTACTCAGCGGACAAAGGGCAATAAAATATTTTACACTCGCTGCTCCTACCCAGCGGCCTTTCGGCTTTGCAAACTTAACTACTTTTCCTGGAACGCATTAATATGATCAAAAAATTTCTGCACCTCTTCCTCACTCATATCAAATATCTGCCAGACTAAATCAACCACAGCTGAGTTAATAGTGTCTTCAGCCTGGGCCATCTCTGGGCCTAATTCCTGATGCAGAAACTTCTCGAACTGAGTGGCATCATTGAGCAACCTGTTAAAGTGCATCTTGACATCTCTCTTGAGCCTAATGGTGTCTGAATGCTTAATGACATAGCCTGTTTCAAGAACTCCCCGGATGAAGCAGGTGAACTTAGTGAAGTCTCTCATGACCTAATGCACCAGGCGAAAAGTACAGTCATTCCAATGGCATAACCTGTGATGATAAAGGCATAAGTCATCCATGCCTGATGATGCCTGTGAGCCTCTTGGTATGCATCATCCATCTTGGTGTGCTGAATCTCCCAAAACTCCTTACCTATATTTAGATCTTCAATCTCTTTCCTGAGCTTGGCAGCCTGCTCCTTGTGATAGTCTCTGCTGCGCCTATGATTGTCTGAATGCCTCCGGCACTCTGCCAGGTCTGCCTTTAGTTTATTGATTTCTTCCATTGGTTAGATTATTTTTTTGCAAATAAAATCAAATCAAAATGGAAGCACCAAATAATTATTCAAAAACCATGATGGTGTTCTTGAACCACCACAGGCTGCTCCTTGACCTTAACTGCATGCTGATGGCATTGTTGATGGCATAGCCTCTGAGCTTCATCTGAGCCTCAATGTAGCTGTTAGGCTGGCAGTTCACATGCCCATCACCTACTTGCCCAGGGATTGCCCATGAGAGGATGATCATCTTTGGCTTACTGACCACCAGATTATCGAGGAATGTCTGCTCGAACTCTGCCGGGATATGCTCACCTACTTCCAGACTCATGACCACATCAATCTGCTCACCGCAATCAAAAGGCTTACTCAGGTCAGCAACCTTGCCAAGCCCACAAGTGAGCTGTGGTGTATTCGGATTGCCATCATAGGCATGCACCTTGTAGTTGTAAGCCTGGAGCAAGTGAGCATAATCACCCATGCCACATCCTAAGTCTAAAACACTGTTAAAATGATTCTTCTGGAATAGCTTTACAATGGTTGCTGCTAGTGATCTGTCATAGGCATGACCTTCATTTGTCGGATTCTCCCAGAATCCATTCTCATTTATGTTCATGATTGTAATAATTATCTATAATGTCTATGACCTCATCAAGTGACCAGGAGACCACCACTAGCCAGTTGCGCTCTACCAGCTTGTCAAAGATAGCCAACTGATGCTCTGATGGCTTATTGTAGCCTACCTTCAACTCAATGGCTAGTCCTGAGTAGCCATGCCTCTGGTCTAAGATCATGCAATCAGGAATCCCAGCCTTAACTCCCATGTCCTTGAGCTTTAAAGCCTCCAGAGCATGCCTGCTGCCTCCATTCGGGCAGTGAAACCAAAATGCATTTATTGCATTAAGGTACTTAGCCACTGACTTCTGGAACATATCCTCACTGCCAGCATAACGCTTAAAAGCATCATTGTGGCGCATTGGGTAGTCTGTAATCATTTCAAAAAAAAATCCTGCCAAATATTTTTGCAATTACTTTTGCAAACCTAAACCAAATTGGAACAATGGACTGCTTAAAAATTAGCGACTTCTGCCGGAAGTTCAATCTGCCTAATCATAGGTTCACCAGATACAAGAGGCTTTTCCACACTAAGCAAGTGGAAGGCTATGTGAATAAGTGGGTCAAGCTGGATGACTATAATCTGAGCCTGGTGGAGGAGATATTAAGTCATACCGGAACAAGGCGCAAGAAGATGAGATATACTCTGGATGCCTTCTGTGTGAAGTATGGATTGACTGATGAACACTTTAAAAAGGTGTGCCACCGTATGCAGCTGGAGGATCACGAAGGCCAGCTTATGGTCATTGATTCAAAGCACAATTATGCCCTTCTGAGGCACGGGAGGCTGATTCGGAAAAATAATTGAGATATTTTTGTAAATAATTTTGCAGATATAATTTCATGCTGTATGTTTGCATCATCAAGTTTAACAATAACCAATAACAACATGACAACAGCACAATTATCACAGCGCATTGATGCCAGCAGAACTACTTCTTACGGGCATTACAAAGTAACTATCCAGTACAGAGGCAAGCAGTACAGCTGCATCAGCACAGACTCTATGGCCTATGACAGGTACATGGATGAGGATGCCAAGGGCAGAGGCATCTATACTCAATTAGATGCTCTAAAGTCTTTCTGGATTGAATGCAAGCGTAAGAATAACCTATTCTAATCATGACCGATAACCATCCTCAACTGCCATTCAAGGATCAATGCATCCTACTTGGCAAGCTGCTCATCATCTGGATAGTAGCAGCACTCGTTCAAGCACTTTAATTTTTATTCAATTTAAAAACCAATAATTTATGTCTATCATAGCAAAATCTACCGGAGAAAGCACACAGAGAGAGCTTATCCCTGCTGGCACTTATGTTGCCAGATGTTACTCAGTTGTTCACCTTGGTCATGTAGTTCAGAAGTACATGGGCGAGGAGAAATTAGTAGACCTGGTCAGGTTTACTTGGGAACTTCCCACTGAGCTTAGATGTTTTAACCAAGATAAAGGTGACCAGCCTTGCGCAATTAGCAAGGAAATGACCTTTAGCTTGAATGAGAAGTCAAACCTGAGAGCCATGCTCAACACCTGGAGAGGCAAGGCACTGACAGATGAGGAGGCCAAGGCCTTTGACTTAGCCAAGCTACTTGGCGCACCTTGCATGATCAACTTGATTCATCAGCCTAGCAAGGCTAACCCTGAGAAAGTCTATGAACGCATAGCTGCTGTGCTGCCTATGATGAAGGGAATGAGCTGCCCTCCTCAGCATAATCCTAGCATGGAGTTCTCAGTGCTTGATTTTGACAGAGAGAAGTTTATGACTCTACCTGCCTTCCTTCAGGAGATGATCACCGGAAGTAAGGAGTACCAGGCAATGATGAAAGCACCTGCTCCAACTGCACCTGTCCGCACAGGTTATGAAGACAAGGTTGGTCATGTGGTAACAAATGCCACTGAGCAGCGTGAGATTGCACAGGAGATAGATGAGTTGCCATTTTAATCTTTACCAATATGGAATTTGTAAAATCACCAACAGGAGTTCTGCACATTATTTTGAATAAAGAAGAGCAGAGAATGCTATGCCACGCAATTTCTGGTGGCTCACAGGCGCAGATTGAATTTTCCGATGACACTATTAAGGATGATCCTTTTAAGAATTTTAAGGCAAATACAAGGCAGGCAATTCGTGATACAATTAAATTATTTAGAACTAAAGAATTTACTTTAGAAGATGTAATTGAGATTCGTAAAAAATATTATGTGCCTTCTTTAAAAGATAGTTTTTTTATTCTGGCAGATAGAGGACACATGACAATTAAAAGGCATTCTGCAACTTCTAATTTTTACCAATTTTCTGAAAATTTATGCAGACACTCTGGCAACTAACACAAGACGAACTCTCCTTCATCGCTATGATGGAGGAGAACGGTGGTGAGGTCAATGATGAGATCATTGAGGAGCTTGCCATCCGAAGAGACAACTTTAGCCACAAGGCTGAAGCCTATGCCAAATTCATCCTGAAGCTAGAATCTGAGTCAGATCAGGCTGCTGCTGAGATTAAGCGCATACAAGCACTCAAGAAGGCTAAGGAGAACACAATAGCCAGACTCAGAGAGTCATTGCTAGCTGCTATTATGGTATTCACTGAAGAAGATGCCAAGGGCATCAGGAGATATGAAACTCCACTTGCTAAGCTAAGTACTCGCAAGAGTCAGGCAGTGGAAGTATTGGATGAGCAGCTTATCCCTGCTGACTTCTGGGTCATCAAGAAGGAAGTGAGCAAGTCCACAATCAGTCAAGCTATCAAGGATGGAGCAGAAGTACCAGGAGCGCAGATGAAGGACAACATCAGCCTGTCAATCCGATGAAAAGCAAGAAGTATAAGTTTAATATCATGGTTGGCAAGGAGGAAGAGCCTTATACTGGCATCTTTGAAAATTATGACCTTGCCATCCAATGGTATGAGAAACATGGGAAATGGCTTATCTCACAAGGCAAACAGATAGTCTTTCGTGAGTGCCTAATCAATGGGGAAACTAATGAGGAGCAGTTGCCCAAAAATTCTCCGCTTAGTTAGATTGGTTAATTGTATAAACAGGTGAGAACGAAAAAGGGAGGCTTTTGGCCTCCCTCTTTTTTAGTCCTAACTTTAATTAGTTAGCTTCAAACTGAGCTTTGAATACACCGTTTACACCATAATTCTCATCGCCAGATGGAAACATAGCAGTTGGAGCAGAGTATAGGTCGAATGCTGCTTCTAGGAATACTTGATATGTCTCTTGGCACTCATCTGGCAAGATTCTCACATCCTGACGAACAGAAGGCAATCCCGGAATCGGCATAGTGAAGCGATTCATAACTCCAATCTGACCATAGTTACCTACATAGTTCAGGTAAGGCAGATACAAAAGTGAACCAGGGGCAAACACGATGGCAGAATCAGCATCAGTCATGTTAGCAGCAATGTTGCTGTCAAAGTAGAAATCAGCAATCCCAGTATTATCACGAACAGTGGCAAAGTTGATACCATTTGCACCCTGACCGAAGTAGCGGCTATCGTTCATCCATACACGCTGAAGCGCACCAGCACCACCTACAATGATAGGCGCACCGTTGAATCCTGTGTTCATGTATGATTGCTTCATTTCAAACAAACCTTTAGCCTTTACAGAGCCATCAGAAGCATTCTCAACGATGTAGGTAGGATTGGCAATATTGCCATACCATTTACCAACACCACCTAGAGCAGCAGTAATTAGGTCATCATTGATAGCCTGAATAAGAGCATTAGCAGACAGTTGGAAGTCCAAGAACATCTCACGAACTACTGACAATGCACCTTGAGCAGCACCAATGCCATTAGCCCGTTCCACAATTTGTCCCGGTTGAACCGAACCCGTTAGCTGAGTCAATTCCAGATAAGAATCGCAATATGTACGAATCTGAGCCTCAGACATTGTGAAGGAGACACCACGGTAATTGTTGATAGGTACTGTCTCTTCGATGTAGTTCATTTGACCATCGGCAGTACAGTCTTTAGTATCGGTGGCAGAAGAAGCCAGCTTGCGCTGCTTGTAAACCACACGAACTTCCTTTAACTGCCCTGTGCCATTGTCATTGGCTTGGCGAATGATTTGACCAGCAGATAGATTTGATTGGCTAGTCAGAGCAGCAAGCATACCGCCCTGAATCTGCACATTGCCTGGGTTATTTATTAGGTTGTCAGCCAGAGATGTTAATATCGCTGGACAGACATTAGCTGTTGATAGTGACATTTTTGAAACTAGATTTTAGCTGCCAGATTCGTAATATCAGCCAGAGCTGTACGAACTGAAGCAGATAGTGGAGTGCCTTGACTAGCCTGAGTTGGGATAGTCGGTATTGTTGGTGTGCCTGCTGTGAACTGAACTTGGTTAGTGCCACCTTGACCTTGCTCCTTCAACAGCTTATTCTCTTGCAAAACTAATGCACTTAGATCAGAATAGCTAAACTCTCTACCATTATGCACTAAAGGCAATGTAGGGTCTTTGGCATTTACGAGCCTAGCATTATTGCGCTCGGCATCATAGATGAGCTGACCATCTAATTGAGCCAGCTTTTTCTCCAAGACTGCTGAGTAAGCCGGGATTCTGGCTGCCTCTGGAATCTGATCATTCCACTGAATGCCGTTGAGCTGGGTCTGCTCCCAAAGGTGCTTCATCTTGCTCACAAATTTCTGCTCAATAAGATGCTTGTCTGCCTCTGCCTTACTGACCAGGTCATCATACTTTGACTGAGCCTCGGCCATCTTCTTAAGAAACTCATCAGACTGGTTGCTGTTAGTGGCATTCTTAGCCTTCTCCTCCAGTTCCTTCATCTTTTTAAGTGCCAGCTTAATTTTATCTCCGCTGTTCTTGGTTACCCGAAGCTCCTCCACTGCATTGCCATCAAGACCGTACTCTTTAGCCATCTTGATAATCTCTTCATCATAGCCCATCATGTAGTTGCTGATGAAGTGCTTTTTGAGGTCTAGGCTGGTCTTGGCTAGCTCAAAGTCATAAAGATTAGTATTGAACTTACTGCTGACTGCATCAGGGACTTGAATGTCATTCAGCATAGAGGCTGAAATCATCAGG